TCAGAATGTGAGTGTGACGGTTTTGGCGGCACCCCGCCCGATCAGGGCAGAGAGCTGGAAAATGCCAATATCGAGCGTGTCGCCGGGCGCGAGCAGCGCACCCCAATCGGCCGTTTGCTGGGCGGCTGTGTAGATTGCGCTTGTTGTGGTCACGCTCAGCACCCGCTTCACCGTGCTGCCATCGAGGATCTCGACCTCGTAGACTTCGACCTCCTCGATCAGCGGCACCTCCACCGCGCCCCAGCTGTCGGCTGCGAGGGCCCGGGACCGCCGCGCCCAGCGGATCGTCAGATCACCCGGCGTGCGCGGCCTGCGCCACGGCTGCTCGACATGGGCCACCGAGAATGGCCGCAGGCCCACGCCCACCGGCGTGAAGGCTTGCGCCACATAGGTCTCGTCGCTGACAGATCGGCTTGCCGGGCCGATGCGCAAGTTCCAGGGAAGGCCGAGATCGCCCTCGGAAATCGGCAGCGACGCAAGCGTGCTGTCCAACACGACGACCCGTGCGCCCGCAGGTGCCGGGTCGGCCATGGCTGCTTCCGTACCGCGCTGGCCTCGCAGCAGACGCGTCAGGCTATAGCGGCCCGGCGCGATCAGGTCTGCTGTGCCTGCCTGCACGATTTCCCAGACACCAGACGCGGCCTCGATGGCCAGCGCATTGGCACCGCCGAAGAGGGTCAGGTCCGTGACGCTTTCTATCGTGCCCGTCAGCAGATCAACCACCAGCGCATTGCCGAGATCGAAGCGTGATGTGGGACCCGCGTAGAAGTCTGAGACCAGCGCGCCGATCCGGGCACGGCCGCCAAAGGTGGTCAGCACTTCAAACCCATCCGTTGACGGGCTGCGAAACACTGCCATCTCCCCCGGCCAGGGAACGGCATGGGCCGCGACAAACGGCCGGTGCGCGGGCTGATCCTCGGTCAGCTGCGGCAGATCCAACAGCACGACCTCGGGCGCGCCGAACACAACGGCTTTTGACAAGGACGATGGTCGTGGTGACCCGGGTGGCAGATCGTGGGCTTCCCGGTCCTGACGGACAGCTTCGATCCCACGGGCCTCCGCGTCTGCGATGGAGACAAGCCGCAGCGGGATGTGCCGCCCGTCATGTTCCAACGTAACAACGTCCGCTGGATCCAGTGCCAGCCGCGAGGGAGGCAGGCGGAATGCAGCTGTCTCTCGCCCGGTCCATGCTTCCATCAGCGCGCGGCGGCAACGCCGTTCAGCTTCCTCTGGCGGGACTGCCATGGGAAAACTCTCCGAGGCGATCCGGCTCGTATCCACGGTGATCCGTCGCGCCTCGACGAGGGCGGCGTCATAATCCTCGTCAGCCCGTGCAACCTGCCATTTGAGCGCCTGCGGCAGTTCGGTTTCCTGCGCACGCGTGAGTTCCAGAACGTCACCCTCGCGAGCCGCAACAAGATCGTCGTGCGTTACACTGGCAACCGCTGCGCGCCCCCGCATGACGAAACGGATCAACCCCTCGGTCTCGATCGCGTCAAACCCGAAATGCCGCGACAGCGTGGTGATCGAGGCGCGGGGGGATTCCAGTGCGCCGATTGCGTAGCCCTCTACCGCGCCCCAGAGGCCGGTAACGTCGACCCGGGGCTCCGGCATTCCAGCCCGCAGGCAGAGATGCCGGACGAGCGCCGCGAGCGACACCGCGCCAAGCCGCCCGGTCAGCCAGTGGCCGAGCCGCCAGTTCGCGCCGTCCGTCCAGACATCGGTTAGCGCCGGAAAGAACGGATAGGGCCGCGCGTCCCAGGTCCAGGCCGCGCATTCGGGAACGTGCACCATCCGGTCGCCATAGATGCCGGAAACCGGATTGTTCGCGGCCTCGCCCCACCAGAGATATGTCGCCTCGAGATAGGCCCGCTGGATCGCATCGTCGCGCCAGCCCCGCGAGAAATGCGGCGTGAAGCTTTCGGACGACTTCGGATCAAAAAAAACGTTCGGCTGATTGGTGCCACGGTCGATAGCGGGGCAGCCGAGCTCGGTGAACCAGATCGGCTTCGACTGCGGCACCCATGCCGTCGGTGTCCCGCTCTCGACCCCGCCCGGGCGATCGTAATGCGCGTTCGACCACCAGGCGCGGAGATCCTTGTAGCGAAACACCCACGGCTTGCTGGCAGCGCCATCACTGATCGGCGTCCGGACCTGCGCGGCGCGATCAGCCTCGGAGCCATAGAACCAGTCGAAACCTTCGCCGCCCGCGATGTTTCCCTGTAGATAGGCCCGGTCGTGGATCGCGGGCCAGCCCTCCTGTGCATCCAAATGCTCGAACCCGTCCCGCCAGTCGGAAAGCGGCATGTAGTTGTCGATACCGACGAAATCGATGTCCGGATCGGCCCAGAGCGGGTCGAGGTGGAAGAACACGTCGTCGCTGCCATCGCCCGGCTGGTGCCCGAAATATTCCGACCAGTCGGCGGCATAGCCAATCTTCGTCCCGGAGCCGAGGATCGAGCGCACATCCGCGAGCAAGTCTCGATACGCCTGCACAGCCGGATAGGTGCTGGCGCCCGAACGGATCGTTGTCAGCCCCGGCATTTCCGTGCCGATCAGGAAGGCGTTGACCCCGCCCGCCGCCTCGCAGAGATGGGCGTAATGCAGCACCATGCGGCGCAGACCCCAGTCGCCGGATGGCCCGGTCCAACTGACGTTCTCGCCTGAGACGCTGAAACTGCCGGGTGTCGCGGCACCGAACAGCGCCGCGATCTGCGTGGCGGCCGTGGCGGTCTTGTCCACCGTCCCGGCGAAGCCAGCCGCAGGCGAACAGGTGATCCGCCCCCGCCAGGGAAAGGCGGGCTGGCCTGTCTCAGCGGCATTGTCGAAATACGGGTTCGGCAGGCTGTTGCCCAGCGGCACGTCCATCAGGATGAACGGATAGAAGGTGACGCGCAGCCCGCGCGACTTCATCTCCTGGATCGCCTGCACGACCGCGAAATCTGCGGGCGTGCCGCCATAAACCGGGCGATCCTGATCATCGCGGCTGACCAGAAAGGCATTGGCGCGGCTGACGCCATTCACGGACCATGCCGACGGCGTTGTGGTTTTTGCGGAGACCTCGACGCCCGGCCGCACCTTGCAATTGCCCGCGCGCAGATCGTCGCCGAACCACGCCACGACGAGGCTGACGCTCTCGACGTTCGGGGCCATGGCCTGCAGCCGGTCCAGCGCCACCACCATGTCGGCGGTGTCGGTCAGTGCGTTGAGGTTCTCGGGCTCGGACGAGCCGCCACTGCCCTTCCGGATGCCCTGCGTGGCATAGGCGAACTCGCCCGAGGCCGGGATCATGGTGACCGCCTGAGTCAGCCCCTCCGCCGTGTCGGGATCGGCCAGCGGGCGGAAGACCTCAAAACTCAGTTGCGGGATGCGGTTGCCGTAATTCCCAAGCGGCAGGTCCTCGAAGACGACATAGGCGGTGCCTCGATAGGCGGGCGTGTTGGCCACGCCCATCTTCGCCGAAATGAACGGATCGGCCGCTTGGTTCTCGTCGCCCGGATACCAGCGCCAGGTGATCCCGGCGGTGTCCAGCAGCTTGCCGTCGGCCCAGACCCGGCCAATGCCCGTGATCGGCCCCTCGCAGAGCGCGACCGCAAAGGAGGCATAGTAGAAATATTCGGTGGTCTTGACTTTGCCGCCACCCCCGCCGCCCTTGCCGCCGCCCTGCGTGGTGGTCTTGGTCTCCTCGCGAAAATCCGTCGCCCAGATGATATTGCCGCCGATCCGCATGCGGCCATAGAGGCGCGGGATCACTGCCCCTTCGGTGGCCGATGTGATGCGCAGATTGTCCATCCGCGCACCTTCGATCCGCTGGGTTGGCGCCAGTGACGAGATGATCCAGCTGTCGACAACCGATCCGATGGTGGAGCCGATGAAACCGCCGATGGTGGCTGCACTGACGCCGAGGATAGCGCCACCAATGCTGCCGCCAATGGCAGCACCAGCGGCACCGAGGACGAGGGTAGCCATGGGATAATCTCAGCGTTGCGGAAACATAAAGGCGAAGGCGATGCGCCGCCGCCAGGACGGGGTGAGCGGCTCCTCAATCACGCCGAGCCGCTCGTAGGCGTGGAGGAAGGCATCAGGCCCGGTGAGGATCCCGACATGCTTGGCAATGGCGCGGGGCATCATGCGGAACAGGACCAGCGCGCCCGGAACGACGTCAGCAGGTGCGATCTCCAGCATCATGCGCCGCGCGCCCTCGGCCAGTACCTCGCGCGGTCCGGTCTCGCCCCAATCCCGGCTGTAGGGCGGGATCGGGAACGGCTCGGGGCCGACGACCTCGCGCCAGACGCCGCGCGCCAACCCGAGGCAGTCGCAGCCAACGCCCCGAAGGCTGGCCTGGTCGTGATACGGCGTGCCCAGCCAGGACCGCGCTACCTTGATAACCCGCTGTGGTTTGGCAGCATTCAAAGCACCGCCCCCTCGTGCCCACCATCCTTGGTGGCATAGCGGAGAACCGCGTCTTGGCCGGGGATGTGCGGGAAGCCACGAAAGTTGACGGTATTTGCGAACTTCGCGCCGCAGGTCTCCAGGCGCTTGTCGCAGCCTGCGCGGACAATGAAGGCGTCACCGCCAGTGATGGACCGCACAGGCGCTTCGAGCAGCGTCATCACCGCGATGGCATCCGTCAAATCATGTGAAATGACCTCAGCTCTCCGCCCGACATTTGCCCCGCTGGTCCATTCAACGGTGCCAAACGTAAACCAGCCCGAGGTAAAGCCGCCGAGGCCCGACGCAGTGAACGCCCGGTCTCGCAATAGATCGATAACGCCGCCTGTGCCCTTGAAGGTGGACCCCTCGAGATCGACCCCACAGCGTCCGTCACCAAGGGCCGCATCACAGGTCGCCTGGAAGGTCCGCCCGACCGTCTGGCCGAGGACATGGGCGAGCGAACGGACCTCTGCCACAAAGGCGAGCCGCCCGCGCCGGATCTGGCCGATGGCGCCGCGGCGCATCAGGACGCGCTGGCCGGTGTCCGCCCAGTTCACGCGCCAGACCTCGACCTCGGCGTTGTCCCAGCGGCCGTCGAGGATATCGATCTCGGTGATCCGGTCGGAGGTCAGCACGCCCTCTGCGTCCTGTGCATCGACCGACAGGTCGGAGCCAGAGCGTACCTCTGACGCCGTCAACCCGCTTTCCGGCTCGAAATCGGTGCCGTCGAAGCTGAGCGTCCGGTCGTGGTCGGTGAAGCCGAAACTCGTGGTATCGGCGCGGACGATGCGCCAGCACCAGGCGAGCGTGGTCGTGCCCTCGTCCAGATGCGTTTGCAGATCGGGGATAATGCTTTTCATCGGCGCAGTTCCAGCAATGGGATGGAGGTGATCGAGCCCAGCCGCTCGATATCAAGCGTCACGTCGAGCGCGTCGGTGTCGAAGCGGACGGGCACGTCGAACTCGAAGCCCGCAGTGATGGCGACGCCAGCGTCAGGCGCGGTACCGAAGGTGACGACGCCGGTCGTGGTATCGACCGACCAGCCGGAGGGCTGCTCCACCCCGCCGAGCGCAATGCGCACGGTTCCGGTCACTGGTTTAGCGATGGCGCGCGTCCAGGATTGCGCCCCGGAGGTGTAGCGCTTGACCAGTTGGAAGGCGGTCGTCGCGCCGTCGCCGGTGCCAATCGCCTGATCGTTCGGTGCTGGCGTTCCCGAGGGAAGGCCGGACTTGTGGTCGCCCCAGTCCTTGAACCGGAACCCGTAGAGCCGACCGTTTCGCGCCTCGAAGAAAGCCACGACCGCCGCCAGATCGTCAGTGCGGCGGATGCCATAGGCGACATCGTAGCGGCGGCGGCTGTTCGCCCAGCTGGCGTTGCGCTCCTCGTCGCCGGAAGCGAGCTCGACAATCTGCGTCCGCCGCTCCGGCCCACCGCGCGCGCCCCGGCTGATGTTGTCGGGAAACTGGACCTCGTGAAACGCCATCACATGCCCCTTCGCCCGAGCGACACCGCGCGAGCGATGTCGGCCGCGACCTGCGTCCTGGATTGGCGGAAGCTCTCGGCATCGCGGGCCATGATCGTGACGTTCACACCGCCGCTCGTGCCGTAGCTCTGTGCCTCACGCCGCGACAGCACTCGCTCTCCGCGCTGCAGGATTGCCGGGACTTCATCGTGGCGGAGACCGGCAACGCCGCCGGAATGCATCCGGGGCGCGGCCGCGAATGCCATGGCCGGGACCATCCGGCCTGGCGCGGAGGCCCCTACCATGCCGCCTGCATGCAAGATGTTCGCGAAGATCCCGCCCGCACCCCCAAGCGCGCCGGAAAGCGCATTGGCGATCGGCCCGAGGATGAACCGCCGCGCCGCCAGCTTGGCGAGATCGTCCAAAAGCGAGGTGACCAGACCGCGGAAGTCCAGCTTGCCGGTCTTGACGAACTCGCCGACGGCGTTCTCAGCCGACTGAAATGCACCAACCAGCGCCTGGCCGATATCACCGCCGATATCGCGGGCCTTGCTGGCATAGTCGGAAAGTGCAGCGGTGACCGCCTGCCAGCCGGTGACGGCGGCTTCGGTATTGGGTTCGGCGGCGGCCGCTGCAGCCGCGGCCGCTGCGCCCGCACCGGCAGCGGCGCGTCCGGCATCACCAAGGGCTGTCTCAAAGCGGTCAGCTGCGTTGGTCGCCTCGGTCAGCGCGTCCGCGCCACCTTCATCGCTGCCCCGCACCGCATCGCGCAACGCCTGCCA